AGCAGCGCATCCATGATCGTCTCAGAAACACCCCGTTGCACCCTCACATAGAGTGACACAACGTGCCGTCGCGTGCTGCCCATAACCTCACGCTCGACGTTTTCATTCAGACACTTCACGTCAATCAGCGGACGACTTGTCAAATTCTTGGCATAACGACGCGATGCGTAAACATCCGCCGTAGGTATGGCCGCAGCGATGAGGTTGCGCACCTGTTCGCGGATGGTTGTGCGAATGTGTGTCATGTACCTGTGCGATCCAAATAAAGTTCGGTGATGCCCACACCGTCGTTCTTCCAGTTCTTGATCTTGAACACCTCACCACGGATCGTGATGGTCTTGCCCTCGACCAAATTCGTCAATTGCGAAGTAATGCACGTCAGCATCGGTTGCGAGACAATCTGCGCAACACCCTCACCAACCGTAACGTCAATGTCCTCATCGTCAAAAATGCCTTGGATATAGCGGTTGTCGTAAAACACTGAACCGCAATCCTCGCCAAACTCTGACGACTTGAACAATGACGTTAAATCGGTGGTGAGGAAAGATGCGGGCATTTTACGCGGTCGGCATCTTTGCTTTGGTGGTCGGCGCTGGACCGACTTTTGCGTCAGTTTCTTCCAGACGTGGGGGAGAGAAGCCAAACACGAGGTTCTGCCAATCGCCCTTTGCCGCAAAAGCGGATTTTGCAACGACAGTGCCCGGAGCGAGGTGTTCGCCGTTCAAGAGAATGCCTTCCAGCACAATCAGGTTTTCCATGATTCAAATCCTTGTAAGGGTTGGGATGAGCGGGACCGAAGCCCCGCCCAAGAGTTGTTGAATTAGGTGCCTTTGGAGAAGGAACCGACGCGCTGGCAAGCAACGTCAACGGTCTGGATGCCGCGCAGGCGGATACCACCCGACAGGAACTTAGCTGCCGTGTCGCGTTCCAGATCGAGCGAACCCCAGAGGCCGATCAACATGTCAGCCCAGTAACCAAGCCAGATGTCGTTCAGCGTCGGACCAATTGGAATCTGGTTCGATTCAAGCAACGGGCCACCGATCAGGCGATCAGCAGCGTCGTTGATCAAGAACACACCCGAACCAGCGTCAACACGGGTCTTTTGCAAGTCACCCAAAGACGATGAGTTCATAATCCACTGCAACGATTCGGTTCCCCGGTTGGTCACAGCGATCAGCTTGCGCATGTCGATCAGTTCGTCACGAGTCGGGATACCAGTCGTGGCGGTCGCCGCGAAGGCCACAGAGCCGATGCCGGCAGTCGCGTTGAGGCCGGTAGGTTGACCAGTCGCACCAGTGCCATAAAGCGCAGCACGGTCGATTTCCAACACGATTCCGTCGGTGATCTGACGGCGCACGTAGGCTTCCATCGCAATGGTCGATTGTTGCAGCATCCGACGTGTCAGATCGACATAGGAACCCAAATCTTTCGGGGCCAATGTGATCTTACGGAAGGTCGGGTTGCTTTCAGCGACGTTCGCGTCTTCCGAAGCAAGCCATGCTGCCACGTTGTTCGCCTGACCGCCCGGAATTTCGACGTTGTTGTCCAAACCGGGAAGCATTGTCGCACCTGCGCGCATGACCGAGGAACGGTTGCGCAGGTTGTCAATGAAACGATCCGCCAAGTGCGAGGTGTCAAGCACGTTCGCACCAGCAACCGTACCGATAGCAGCACGAGAACTGCGACCTTCAAACTCGAAGTTACCCCACGAGTTCATCAATTCCGAGGGCAATGTGTATTGACCACGGGTCGAGCGACCTTCGGAATCAGTTGCAGCACGGGCCGCGGCAGACGCTTCGATTTCAAACGCGGCGGCTTCGACTTCGGGCCGGGTCGCACCGTCAGCCATTGCACGTGCGAGACGCAGAACGGAGAACCGGCGGGTCTGTTGACCAGTCAGACCGATGTCAGTGTTCACCAAAGGAACATTTTCCGGCAACTTGGCCCGAACAATGCCTTTGAAAACAGCCAACGAAGGTTCTTCACCGCGAGTGACAGCACCCTGGATGAACGACCGAGCAATATCACTGAGATTGTGCGTAGCTGCGAGTGCGGAAATCTCATTGATCGAGGTTTCCAACGCCGCCGCACGCTGATCATCAGTTCGGACACCGGGCATGACGCCCCCGGAAGGCGTAGCTTGAACGTTAGGGTCCATCTGGCCCTCCTTGGTTGCTGCACGACCCATTCCGACCGTTTCATCGGCGGGAATAGAGACAAAAGACGCCTCCTTTGGCGTCCACTTAATGACACGGTACGAATCCGCGTCAACATCCCGCTCGATCTTGTGGACATCATAGCCCACAGAGACGTTGCGAATGATTCCGTCGTCAACATCTTGCCGGATCGCTTGCGCTTCGGCACGGTTCGAGAACCGGACGGTGACATAAAGGCGTTTGGACTCAATCCACGCATCGGTGATCACACCGAGTTGTGATTCAAGCCCATTGTGTCGGTTGTGACTGTCCAAGAGCGGTGCGTTACCGCTTTTGAGGAACTTTAGATCAACAGATGCAGGTGTGTGAACCAGAATTTCATCACCGTCATATCGACGGTATGGTTCCTCAGACGACAGCGGAAACGTGTATGTTCCATCAGCATCGGCACGAATCCGATCACCGACAGTTGCGTCACGGGTCAGTTGGTTTGTCATTTGACACCTCGTTACTCGGATCACCTTTACCATCAGAATAATCCAACGTCAAACCCCTAGATGCAGCCGCTTCCCGATCTTCCATGATCTGATCCAGCAACTCGTCGCGGTCCATTCCACGCTGCGCTGCGACATGTGACAATGATGTCTGCATGGTACGCAATGCTTCGACGTTTGACTTCACATCCTTGGCCGGATCGACCCAATCCCAACCGCGAGGTCGGAAAATATAGGAAGCGAGGATCAGAGGTTGCCGCGTTGGGGGTAAAATTGACCCATCGGACAAAATGTGGCTTTTCAACCACAGTGGGAATAATTTTCGCAACCCACCGTCAATGAAGAACCGCTGCATCGTTTTATAGAAGTCGCGATCCTCAATGACCACAGTGCGCCCGGTCGAATAACTGACACCGGCAGTTTCCATCCCGTGCGAGAACACCGAGATGCCGAACGTCATTGACAGGTCTTTCTTAATCTGCCCTTCGAAGTCAGCATAGTCTGTGACAGACCCACCGGGCGAGAACTCTTTGAAGTCCATCCCATCAGGTAATTGCTTCAGGCGACCGGGTTCCATGTCCATTTCGAACACTTCGTCATTGTCATCCTGCCGATCAGCCAACTCGCTGATACCTTCCATCTTGGGAAGAACCCGCGTGAAGAAACCCATCAGCGCGGCCCGCAGACGACGCCCCATTGTCTCGGCTTCACGGTATCCGTCCAGCATCTTGACAGGATTGATCGCTGCCGCCGCCGGCGGTTCACCGCGCGTCTGTCCGGGCCGGTCACGATCATAAATATGGATGATCCGATCAGCCGGTACGCGGCGATAGCGCAAATGGTTCTTGTTCGCGTGCCAGATGATGTCGCCCGGATGTTGCGTCAACAGGTGATATGCGACAGCCTTACCGTAACGATCCACCTCAACGCCCATGCGGATGTCGTTCCCAGTTTCGGGATAGATTGTCACCAGTGTCTCATCCAGCAGATCGGCTTCGAGTGGATTTACGGCAACTCCGTCTGGGTACTGGTTCGAATACACAATTTCCCAAAGAACTTCGCCATCGCGGCACCACGTCGCAACCATTTGGTTCAACAGACCAATCATGGTCATTTGACCGTCAACAGTAGGCGACTGGCACCACACTTTCCAAGCATCTTCGACCTTGCCGTTCAACGTGATGTCCAATTTCCCGTCAAGCATCTTGACCTTGGACTGCAACAGGAAGCCCGGCTCACCGACGATGTTGACCTTCATCAACTGAATGTATCGACGCATTGATCCGCTGTTTCGTGCCAAAAATCGCGCCTTGGACCGAACCTCACTCAGCGCGTTGTGCAGTTCCCAGTCGGCGCTGCCCCGCGATGATTTCATGTCACCATAACGGGCCACATTCTGCGCCGCCGAATAGCTGCGGGTCTTAATGGTCACAGGGGCGGGGGTGCTGCGTCGAAAAATATCTAGGATGCCCATTAAATCCACCTCACCCGTAGTGTGTTCTTGCTCGGTCGGTCCGCGCCAGTGGTTGACCCACCAGTGCGACCAATCTCTGCCTGATAATACTCGCGCCAATCGCGCAACTCACTGACCGACATCTTCGTGATTGATCGGTTCTTGATCGAGTACGTCTCGATGTCGGAATCTGCTCGGCCTGACAGCAATGACTCGATCTTGGCGACCATGACTTCTGCGTGAGTGCGCCGGTCGTCAGTCGTGGCAAACAAAACCACCATGCCGGTCTGCACAACCGTCGCCTCACTGTCGCTGATGCGCGTGACGATCATGTCCCAACGATACTCACCAGCAGCCCACGCTGCGGTCGTGGAAGATAGGGCTTGGAAAGTCCACATCTCGCCGTCTATCGAAGTGCCGGTAATCTCGCGCGCAGTGCCGCCAGCGGTCGGCGTGAAGCGATATTTCACCGTCATTGTCAGGTTACTGTAACCCAGATCACGACGCCAGGCGGTGAAGACACCGATCAGGATCGAGGGCGGCTCAGTAATCGGGGATTCTGTCGTGTCGAACGGATTAGCCATTTTTCCAACTACTCACCCATGAAGATTTCTCGCGCTGTGGCGATGGTTCCTTCGGTTTCTCAGCCTGAGTATCACGCTTCCGAACTTTACGCAACGCTTCACGCCGCTGCGCATTCAGATCGACCTGAAGCATTTCCAATGCCGCTGTGGCGTACACGCGCAAGTCGAACGGTTCGTTCCGTGGGCGGGTCTTCACCCATTCCAGTTTGGGGAAACCCTTGTGGAACGTGGTGCGTAATTCTTCGGCTGTCATCCCACGAAAATAGTCATCACCATATTCTGACGGAAAACGACAATACCCCGGAGCATCTGGATCGGACACGCGCAGTCGCGCAACTACCAGTTCCTTGATCGTATCAACACCGAGAGGGTATGCCAAAGAATTGCCGATGGTGTTCTTCAACGGCCTGCCGACCATAGGCTTACCCATGCCAGGGACACCCTTGATCGCAATGGTTCGAGGTACAGCTTGCGTAAATTTGTACACCGAGGTCGTGTAGTGACCACCAGAGTCAATCGCTATGGCGCGGGGAGCAATTTCACCGAACAGTGGGTGAACAAAAGTCTCTGACAACACCGATTTTAAATCAATCCAGAAATCAGGTGACGACGGATCACCATAGACCTTGTGATAACCCAAAGACCACGACTGGTTGTCGTTCCCCCACCCGACCCATTCCACTTCGGCGCGGTCGTCCTGCATGTCCACGGCGCCGGTAACGAGTGTGATGTCTTCAGGGATGTTGTCCCGCATGTCGTAGTCTTCGCGACGTTCCAACAGATCGGACCACTCCAACCGCTGACCCTTTGCCTCCCAAGTCTCACCGAGGAACGTGTTGACCCACGTCTTCAGCAATTCCGGGTTGCCCTTGGCGTCAAGGAAGTCGCGCACGCCCTCAGACAAAGGCGTGACGCTGTAAAGCTGGTTGATATGATAGCTGACATTGCCGTTGAACGGCTTCTCTGCACGCCACCCACCGCCAGTATCCTCTGCGTTCATCACAGCAGCGTTGCGATCCTGATCGGTCCACACACACCCATTCGTGACGCACTCATAAAACGCTGAATCAGGTTGACCGTCTTCCCACTTCACCTGTGACCATCGAAGCCGCTGCACATCCCCACAATGCGGGCACGGCACCCAGAAATGCCGCTGATCGCCGCGCAGGAACTCCGGTTCGATCCGGCTGGTGATCTTGTTACCAGGTGTGCTGACCATGATGATCACGCGGTTCCAGAATCGCGTTGTCCGCTTGATCGCCAAGTTGATCGGGTCGCCTTCAGTGCCAGCAGATGAATCAAAACGGTCCACCTCATCGGCCACCACAACTCGAATTGGGCGAGAGGCCAGACCAGCCGGAGCGTTCGCCCCAACCATGGCAATGTGCCCACCGGGGAACAGTTTTGAGTCCAGCGTATTACCGCTGTCACGGCTTCGAGGATCGCGCACGATGTTGCGCAGCGCCGGTGTGTCGCGGATCATCGGAGCGAGACGTTCCTTTGAGAACATTTTCATCGAACTAAGCGTGGGCGAAACGTGCAGGATCGGACAAGGGTCTTCGGCCATGAAATAGCCGATCACGTTCTCAATAACTGTCGATTTGCCGACTTGGGCCGAAGTCATCAACGTGATTCGGCGCACACCCGGTTCACCCACCATGTCCATCGGCTCACGCATATACGCGGTGTTCTTGGTCTTGTATCGACCGGGCATTGGCGACGACTCTGCGGACAGGCGACGATATTTGTCGGCCCATTGCGAAACGGTCATGTCAGGTGGTGGTCGAAAAGCGGCTAACGCAGGCTGAGTTATCGCCTCAATGGGCGCGAAGTTATAGTCTTCAAGAGCCATTTACTGCCGCCAATCCAGCGTGGCGATCACTGCATGTGCGCAGCGCGGAGCGATCACGACCCCACATCACCTCGACCTCAGTGAAGGTCAGATCACGCGACGGCAATGCGACAGGCGACGCGCACGAAACAAGCAAAGATGCGGGAATGACTACAGGGGATGGTTTAACGCTTGCGCAGCCGGTCAACACGAATGCGAGGATAGCTGCCTTGATTATCCGTGTCAGCATACGCCTGATCCTCCAACTGTTGCGACAGCGCGTCAGCACTCGCCTGTGCGGCCAAACGCGCGACCTCTGTGCGCGTCAACGCCTTGCTTGTTTCAATCTGCGCCTCGTGCGCGGCGTTCAGGGCCGCGGCGTGCCGCCAACCGTTGACGACCCACCCTGCACCAAACGAAGCGGTCAGTGCCGCCGCAGCGATGCCGATGCGGATCACAACCACACCTCTTTGACGACCTTGAACCCCGGACAGAGTTTGTTGGCATAATCGTTATGTCCCGTCACAGTGAGTTTACCGCGACCGACAGCCTTCTCAATGTTCAAGAGCATGTCGCGCACCGTTATGCGCTGCGCCTCGGTATAGAAATCAGCAAACTTACCCATCTTCGCAATGGTCTTGACAGGGATCATACAGATATGGATCACTCCGCGATTGTGACCCTCGACGCCCGCACCGATGACGGTTTCCGGTCGCCCGAACGCGATTGATCCGTCTGGTGCAATGACATAATGATAACCGATGTCTTTCCAGCCACGGGCATTGACGTGCCAGCCGCGAATTTCATCACGCATTTCTGATACGACCTTGTCACTATACCAACCCGTCTTGGTGGCGGATGTGTGTAGACAGACCTCATTGACAACGTATCCAGCAGAGCCTTGCTTGATCATCGCATCACCCACGGTAATATCAGAAACAATAGCAACGCCACTGGGACGCCGACACGCAGCACGTGCCAAAAGTCGGTGCAGGGATCGCTCTTATCGCGCCGAATCATTGTCACCATCCGCCGCATTCTTGAATTGCTTCCCATCCAACCATCTCTCAATGAGGGTCACAGCGAGAAGGCCGGTCAGAAAAGCGGCTGCGCAGAGTGTTCCGAGTGCGCCCTGCATATCTTGCGGCAACTCACCGATCCACGGTTTCAAAACAACAGGTGCCAACACACCTACTCCGAACGCTGTGGCTGATCCGATGAAGATCACCCGCACACCTTCGCGCCAAGTGGTTCGCAATGCTGCGGATCGTACCGCGCCACCCAACGCACCAAAGAACGCCAGCGTCACCCCACGTTCGTTGAAAATCTGATCAATTATGCTCATCGACTGCCCCCGTGTCTACAGCATCTTGCCAGTCGCCGGACAGTTCTTCAAGTGCCTCGCGCACCCCGTCCTCGATTAGCTTCTGGATTGCATACACGTCAGAGTTGCCCACGACAAGTGGTGCAACGGTGCTAGGTATTTGCAGTAACCGGGATTTTACACGCAGAACCATTTTTATCAGCGCGTCTGACACGATTTCCACAAGGATGAGTTCTTTGCTCATCTGCTTCAGTTCAATCTCAACCTTGTCGGCCTGAAGCGTTTTGAGGCGTGTTTCTGCCTCGTTTTTGTCGCCAAGTTGACTCTGACGGCCCGTAACCTTGGTCGGCATTGACCCTCGACCGGGCAGGCGATTCAGATCGGGAAGGTACGGATACCCGCCGCCGCGACCGGGCTTGAAGATCATTTCTTGCCGTATCCACTGACCAAGTTTATCGACCGGATACATCTTGATAGCGTCGTTGAATGGAGGCGCGTTTGGCTGTTTACGCCAGTTCATCAGGGTCACAGGGTTTGCGTCACACATGACACCAGCGATGGTCGGGCTAACGTGGAAAACCCCATCATGCTCTTTTATGTGATCAGAACTGCCCATTTCGTTCCTATAAAAAAGACCCCGACCGAAGCCGGGGCCAGTTGGCGACAATCACGTCACATCAGAGAGGTTCTTGTAAATTACTGGAAATTTTTGCCAAGTCAAATAATATTTACTGTAATTTTTCTGTCGCTAGTTTTTCATCGAGGTCGCGCGTTACC